AATGACCTAGCAACTTTGATTATTGATGCAATCACTGTGTCATGATATAAACCCAAAGGCAATATTGCTCTCTCTTCCGGCTTCTCTGCTACATATTTTTTAGCACGTGATTCAGTTACGTTCAACATACCAGATGAAACCCAATGGTATTCAGCACCCAACTCTATGCCTAACTTTTGATATGGGTGTAATTTATCCATGCTACGTTCTGCCATGAACAACACAGTTTTTTTATTGTATCGTTTACATATTACAGGCAAACTTATCTGAGCATATCCAGTTGCCGGTGATGAACCATAAACCCATTCTTTGATGTTTTTATTTTCGGGTGCATGACCTATAAAGTAATCTGCAAATCTTATCTTGCTACCATAGTTTAATAGGTCATCACGAACAACAGTAATACCATCGTATGTTTCAAGAACTGATTCTGGATTTGGGTCTTGCCAATCACCAATCATTTCCAGGTAATCTTCAGGTGTAAACAGCATTACTTCTTCTTATTATTTCTAATAATTTTCTTTACGATTTTTCTTGCTTTCTGTTGTGCCATTTTTAGCGCAAGTGGTTTTACATAGCTAGTATAGCGTATTCCATTGAGATGGTCAAGTTCATGTAGATAACAACGAGCAGATAAACCCTGTAACATTGCCTCTTTATATTCTCCAAACTCATCAGTAAATCCCACCTTGATTGATTTCGGTCTTTCAATATTCAAAAACAATCCAGGTGAAGATAAACATCCTTCTTTACCCTTCTCCCACTCATCATCCTCATCTAATACTTTTGGATTGATGCATACTAATTGAAACTCGTCTGTGCCAATCACAAACATTCTTTCTGCAACACCACATTGATTAGCAGCAAGGCCCAAACCAGAGTAAAGTTTCATCGTCATCTTCATTCTTTTTGCTAACGTTACCATTGCTGGTGCTGGAAATCCACCAGTGTACTCTGGTATTTTTTGCTGAAGCATAAAGTAGTTATCATCAAACACTTGTAGTGGTTCTACTTTTTCCACTTGCTGTATGCCAGCAGCGGTATCAATTGTTAGTATTTCACTCATTTCATTATCCTCGAAAAGTTTTTGACTTTCTCAAATCGTATTGTATTCATAAATTTATCTTGTAGTATGTCACCCTTATGGCTGATAACAAACAAGTTTACTCCATCAAGTGTGTGTAGTATCTTCATCAAATCTTCTGTACCACTGGTATCTAAACTAGAATCAAACACCTCATCCAGTATCAACAGATTTGTATTAGTAGAGTTCTTCAGTTTAGCAACTGCTCTCCATGTCAGCATCAATGCCATATCGATACGCTGTTTCTCACCCTCTGAGAAGTTATGGTAGCTGAAGTCATCACGGTGGCGTGACTTGATTGTTTCTTTGAATGCTTCATCAAGGTTGAAGTTCACAAAGAAATCCATACTGGTAAGATACTTGTTCACCAGTTTGTTTATCACAGGCAAATATTGTTTGATGATATTGGTTTTGATACCAGTATCTTTCAATAGAGTTGATGCCACATCAAGGTACTTCTTATCATTCAATAGTTGTTTCAACTCTTCTTGTGCTTCTTTTATCTGTGTTTGAATTGTTTCCAATTCGTTTGTGTCTGTGTTGTTTTCTTTAGGTGTTCTTAGTTCTTTAATTTCTTTCTCAAGTCTTTTGATTGTATCATTTAGGCCTTTGACACTTGTATTTGTGGTTGCGATTTGAACACGAACATTAGATAGTTCTTTGTCTTTCTCACGCAATTCAGCAATGATATTTTCTTGTTCTGTTATCTTCGTTTGTAATTCTGTTAGACCACTCCTGAGTTCTTGTTCTTTTGTAGCAAGTTCTGTGAGTTGCCCCTCTTTAAACTCCAAGGTAATGGCTTGCCTACAGGTTGGGCAATCAGCATTGTGTTCATAGAAACTTCTATCATTTCCCACTTTGGATATCTTGCTCTCAATCTGTGACTCAACTTTTGTAAACGCAGCAATCTTCTTTTCATTTTCAGGAATTTTCGCACAGATTTCGGCAAGTGCTTTCTTTGATTGCTCCAAATCGTCAATCTCTCCACATAGGGTGCGTATTGTTTCTCTGTGCAGAAGTATCTCTTCTTCATATTCTTTTACCTTTGTCTCAATATCTTCGTTAAGTTTGTCTTGATATTCTTTCTTCAGTTCATACTTCTGTTCAAGTAATGATATCTCATTCTTCTTTGCTATGGTCAAGTCTTTATTGTTTGACAGTCTTTCTTTTACCAGACTGTTCATTGTAGAAAAGATTTGAATGTCTAGCAAATCTTCGATGATAGCACGACGGTCAGCAGCCGACAACTGCATGAACGGTGTGAAGGATGCTGAACCAAGAATGACAATCTGTGTGAAAGACTTGTAGTTTAGTTTGAGAATAAACTTCTCTAGATAGTCTTGATAATCTCTTACAGCAGCATCTTGGTTCAGCAAAACTGAATCTTGATATATCTCAAACACATTCGGTTTGATACCACGAATAATCTTATACTCTTTATTGCCAATAGAGAATTCAATCTCAACCACACAATCACGACCATTAATACTATTTAATAAATTTGGTTTGTTGATACCACGAAATGGTTTACCAAACAAACCAAAGCACAAAGCATCAAGCATCGTTGACTTACCTGAGCCATTCGTGCCTACGATGAGTGTGTTTGGATTGCCGTTTAATAGTATCTCAGTAAAGTGATTGCCTGTTGAGAGTAAATTTTTCCAGCGTAATCTTTTAAATAATATCATTCAGTATCGGTGTTTAATGCTTCTACATAAAGTTCTTGCATAACTTGCTTTAGTTTATCAGATTCTACATTCAATGTCAAGTTATCAATGTACTTTGATAGTATGGTCATTGTATCTTCGGCACGGTCTACTTGTTCTTCTTCGGCATTAGTTTCTATGTCAGTGAAATCTTCCACCACAGATATGTCGGCAGCACCAGCCTTGTATAGATTATCAATCACAACATCAAACAAAAATGGATTTATTTTACACAACACAACAACTTTGACATAGCAGCCCTCATACACTGAGTAATCAAAGGTACGATATTGTTCTGAGAAATGTTCCAAGTCATCTTTGTAATTTAATTTGTAGAACATCCGATATGGGTTTTGTATGAACTCTAGTTCACGTGTATCAGTATCAAAGATATGAAACCCACGTGGGTCATTATAGTCTGACCAAAACATTTCATATGGTGTACCAACATATGTGATGGAACCATTGGTTGATTTGTGATGGAAGTGGCCAGTAAGAACTACATCATATTTGTCTAGATGTTTACGGTCAAGACCTTCATTATGAACAATGCCCGCTTGCATTTCAAATCCTGATAGTTCGAAATGACCAAAACAAATTTGTGATTTGGAAGATTTTATTTGAGAAAGGATTTCACTTTCGTTGTCGTCACATAACCAAGGTACAATGTCAACATCGATGCCGTCAAAATTAATTGTACTAAAAGAATCGTATATAGTAATATTATCATATTCGTTCAGTAGCAGTTGAGATGAGTTTACCTCTAAAGTATTTTTGTATGCGACATCGTGGTTGCCAAGAAGTGTAACGAACGTGATGTTGTTCTCTCTAAGTTTATCAAAGAAATATTTACGGCACAAATAGAGTGAATTGAAGTTAATAAACTTACGGCGGTCGAATAGATCACCAAGTTGTACAACGGTTGTAATACCATTTTCTTTTAGATATGGAAAGAACGTGTTCTCGTAGAACTTCTCAATGTATTTATGAAATTCCAAAGAGTCATTACGCATTCCAAAATGCGTGTCACCAAGTATGCATATTTTCATACTTAAATTATATCATCATCTAAGAAGTTGTCAAGCCCAACCAACTTCTTTACCTTCTTTTTCTTCTTGTTCTCTTCAAAGTTGTGAATGAATTCGGAGATGTTATCGTACAACTCAAACTGTTTCATGTTGCCGTTTTCATCTTCATACATCTCACCTTCATCCAACAGACCGAACTGTTGTGTTGCCTTATACTTCACATACAACTGTTTCTTCTCACGCATGATTCGGCGTAGAAAGGCATAGTAAATTATCTGTGTGAAGTATGCAAATGGATTCTTAGACTTAGCAGGGTCAAAGTTACGAAAATACATTAGACAGTTTTCTACACCATCCGATATCATCTCATCACGATATGTGTATGAAATAAAGTTTGGCTTACGTGATAAATGTTCTGCTATCTTTAGAAAACATTCTCCAATGTAATCTGGTATCTTTGGTTCTTGTGTGCTATTTTTCTTTGCTTGCTCACACTCATCACGATACTTGACAAGTGCAGCAAGAAAGTCAGCGTTGTTTACATAGTGGTTATTTGTTGTCATACGTTACCATGCTTGTTATTTTTGAGATACTGATAACCTTTAATCAATTCTTCAACACCATCATCTAATGTGTGATAAGGATACCAACCAGTTGCTTCTAACTTTTCATTGGATACAATATAATTTCTTTGGTCTGGATCTTTCTTGATATCACCTTCAACGATTGTGAAGTTTGGTATCTGCTTCTTGATTATCTCACACAGTTCTAACTTAGATACATTTGCAGACGATAAGCCTACATTGTAGATGTTGCTTTTCATTTCTTCAAACTGATAGATTGCATGTAAGAATGCTTCACATACATCACGCACATGAATGTAATTACGTTTGAAGTGTCCTTCAAAGATAACGACGTAGCCATCATTGACGGCACGATATGTCAAATCATTTACTAACAAGTCAGTACGCATACGTGGTGACATACCAAACACAGTAGCCAATCTGTAACTGATTGCATTCTGATGTTGCATCAGTTTTTCTTCAACGGCAACTTTATCTACAGCATACTTGGAGATTGGACGCAGTGGCGAATCTTCTGTGCAGAAATTGTTCTCATCACCTGTGCCGTATGCTGAGTTAGTCGTTGGCATAATGATGCGTTGCTCCTTAGATACAGCATTCAATAACCAGAACATTGCATCTTTGTTTGTTGTGTCTGCACCGACGACATCTTTGTTACACAAAGGTGCACCAACCAATGCTGCAAGAGGGATGATTATGTCTGCTTCTTTGAGCAGAGGTGCCATGTGTGCTGGATTACGAATGTCACCATTCACAATCTTTAGATTCCTATTATCACACAGATGATTTAGACTTGTTTGTCCGAACATGAAGTTATCAATCACAGTGACAAGACAGTTCATCTGTAATAGATACTCAACTAAAATACTACCAATGTAACCAGCACCACCAGTTACTAATACACGCCATTGTCCCATAATTATACCCTATTCAATACGCCAGTGATTTCATCAATAGCAAGTTTAGATAATGTTGGATAGTTTCCAATATAGAATGAGTAGAAATGCATATGTTCTGTATTAGGAAAATCCAAGTAGTGGTCGCCATATACACCAGTCAAATATGGTTGACGTAATTGATTACCACCACCAGCAGAACCACGACGGAACTCAATCTCATTGTCACGCATCTTGTGCATAAGTCTTTGTGCAAAGTCTTTGTTTGCATACTCTGGTTGTAACACAATGTTGAATGCGTAGTTGCTACAACCTTCATAGTTGAAGTCTACTTTATATTTTGTTTCATCTAATTTATTCATAAAATAAAGTAGATTGTCATTTCGTTTGGTAACATTCTCATCCAAATGTTTCAACTGATTCTGTCCAAGTATGCCACCAATCTCTGTGTTACGCATATTGTATGCAGGATATGCAAAGATGAATTCTGGATTTAGTTCTGGATACATGTCTTGATATGAATGTATCATAGCATCAGAACCGCACTCACGCACCATACCATGTGAACGAAGCATACGTACTGTGTGATATACATTCTCATCGTTTGTACATACCATACCACCTTCAATCGTTGACATGTGATGTGCAAAGTAGAATGAGAAGTTAGACATCCAGCCAAAACTACCTAATCTTTGTTTGTTGTGTGTAGCACCGTGTGATTCACATACATCTTCAATCAGTGGTATATTGAGTGCTTGAAGTTTCAATAATAGTTCATCTGTAAGACAGTTGAAGCCTTGTGCATATGTAAGAAACACTGCACGTGTTTTTGGTGTGATTGCTTTTAGAATACCTTCAGTGTTCATACCAAGTGTATTCAAATCAATGTCAACAAACACTGGTGTAAAACCACACTGTAGAACAGATGCAACATCAGATATCCATGTGAATGGTGGCACAATAACTTCACCACCCTCTGGATGTAGAATCTTCAACATCGTCATAGACAATAGATTAGCAGAAGCACCTGAGTTTACAAACACAGAATACTTTACACCCAACCATTTGCTCCATGCTTCTTCAAAAGCACGGCATTCTGGACCATTCGTTAGTTTTGGATTATCTTTTTTGAGATGTTCTATTACCAAATCTAAATCTTCTCTAGTAATATTGTCTGACATTAAAGGGTACTTCATAATCACTCCATAATAATTTTTGAGCCTTCGTAATCAAATGCAAAAGGCACCCATACATTTATTTCAGGTATTGCTTGTTTAATTTTCTCATGTGCATCAGGTGGTGCAAGAAACATAAAGAAACCACCGCCACCAGCACCCATCAACTTACCACCGTATGCACCCGCATTCATTGCTTTAGTGTATATGTTATCTATATGTTCTGTTGTTACACTGTCAGTAAGTTCACGTTTACGTTTCCATTGATAGTCTAGCAACTCACCTATTTCTTTTATTTTACCATAGTTCTCAAAGATATGCAATGCATTATTTGTAATAACTGATATTTCTTCCAACAACTTGACCGATTTACCTTCTTTGATTGACTGCACCTGTTGCTTGGCATGTACATCAGAGAATCTATCAATACCAGAAAAGCCTAACATGATGTGTTCTTCAAGGTCAAGAACATAACTATCGTTCACCCTCAAGTCACGAACGTTGATATTAGCACCAGACAATTCAATCACACGAATGCCACCGTATGCTGCCATAATTTGGTCTTGCACACCAACAGATTCACCAATATAATTTTGTTCAATGTTGATTGCCTCCATTGCTAGTTGATGTTGATTCAACTTAGGCAAGTTATAATGATTTCTTAATGCATTTATCAATCCAACAGTAAATGAAGAAGATGAGCCAATGCCGCTCCTAGCAGGCAAATCACCATCGTGAGCAATAGATAAACCATCTTGTACTTTTAAATAATTAAGGCAAGCACGTATTGAGGGGTGTTCTATTTCATCTACATTCTTTACCCATTCTATTTTTGAATAAGAAATACGATACTTGTTGTTGTAGAAAAAAGGAGGTAGATTCTTTATACTTATGTAACAATAATGCGCCATTGAAGCAGAGATAATCTTAGTTTTTCTTGTCTGAAACCATGCTGGATAATCTGTGCCTCCACCAAACAAAGAAAGTCGATAGGGTGTCTTTGAAATAATCATTTAAGTAACACTAAAGGAACTTCAAAAATGTTTAAATTGTTTGCATAAATGAAAAATGGAACAAATCTCTCATTTAAAAACCCAGAATATCTCCAAGGTAAGGGTTCAGAACAATCATAATGTTTATGTGTTTTATCAGGATAAACTTCACTACAATTTTTCCAAACGTACTGCATGATGTCAAAATACTCATTCATCATACGATGAAATATTTCTCTCTTTGTTATGAATACCCCTTCGTAATGACACAAACTTCTAGTTGTTAAAATGTTTATGTGTTTTTTATATGATGGGTTTACTTTAACGATTGCTTCTTTAAATAGATTCCAATACTCTGGAAGTTCATATAACAAATACTGTTCTTCCATGCTGATGCCATAATCAACGGGTCTATTGATTATCATATCATATTTTTCCAGTATCTTTAAAGCATTCTGTTTAGATTCTTCTCCAGAAAGAATGTCACAAGATTCTTTTGTAGCAGGCATTATAATTTTATGTTCTCTTATATTGTTTTCTATTAGCAACAAATATCTACGATAAGAGGTAACACCAAAATATTCTTGGTCAAAGTTTAAAGAATTTTTTAATAACCAATATGTTGAGGCCTCAACTCCCATAGCCCTTAAAAAGTTCTTCTCAGAAACACTGGAATAATAATGTCTAAAATCCATTATAGATGGACTACCAAAATTTACATTTATAAACTTTCCTTCACCTGGAGGTTTCCATTCGTAAGGACCTGTACCACCCGCATATGTTGCAGTAATCCACGTTGAGTCATGATTGAATGGAAAATCTGTATGGAAATGTGACAACATTTTGATGCTCATGACACAATTTCCTTTACTCTTCTAATAATCTGTTCTTTGTTTGGAGGTAGCACATCTACTTGTGGGTAGAAACCAGCACTTCTATCTGGTAATCCCATTACATTCATTTTTGAACCTGTTTTATGGAACAAATCAAATGCTAAACTTTTTGCAACGCCATCCACATAGTCATCATCTAAAACTATGCCACCATGTTTTGAATTTTTTAATGTGTAAAGATGATTTGTCGAAGGTTCAAAGGGTTTGATTTGCATAACATGATGAACTGCAACTTTAATACCCTCTTTCATAAGTTCTCTAGATGCTTCTTGAGCAGCAAATCTTGTAATAGAAACGGGGAATAAAGTTACATCGGGTTCATTGAAGTATATGTCATAAAGTTCTTCTGCATTTGTATAAGACCCACGATGTTCAGAAACATAGTATACTTCATCTTCTTCCATGAACTGTTTGTATGTTTTGCGATACTCCCCAATTGTCATCGGAGAAAATATTTTTAAACCAGGCATACGATAGTATAGTGCATGATGTGATGAACCAGCAACAGGACCTATACCACCTTCCATAGCAATTGAACGAACGAATATTGGACATGGCACACCCCAAAGTTCTTTTGATTTTGCCGCATAATTAATAATGCTTGGGGCATTATACCAATTAAATCCTTGATATCGTATTACATACATTGGACGACGGCCTGCCAGTGCAACGCCCACTGCTATAGCACCACCAGCAACATCAGCCATTGACAACTCAACCATACCATTATCTTCATATAGTTCAGGCAATGTACCACCTACCCATCCAACAGCAGTAAGACATTGACCCATTGCAATGCCATTTTCTTTTGTTAAATGATGATGAACTGTTTGCTTGATGAAGTCTCTTAACGTAAATGCTTTTTCCATGTTTCTCTCACAAGTTCTTCTGCTTCTTTTGAGTATTTGTCACCAAAGTATTCCACGTATTCTTTATGTCTATCAAACATATTTGGGTTATCAATACCTGCACCAGCGTGCCAGAATAATCTATTTGTTTCTACGTTCAAAAGAAGTGGTTTAGTTGTTTCACTATCTTCAATTACTTTAATTAAAGTTTTAGGGTCATCGTCTAGAGCGTATGCATTCATTTTAAATGCTTTTGCAACATCATGCATTTCCCAACAACGACGAACTTTCTTTTCCGTTAGAATAGAAAGATTATTATCTTCTACAATGTACCAAATAGGAAGTTCTTTTGTTGCTGCCCAACCTATACCTGAAATAAAATAATCTTCTTCTGCTGCTGCATCACCCGTAAAACAAAGAGTAAACTTTTTGTTACCGTAACACATGCCTGTAGCAATAGGACCATGTGAACCCATAAGTCCATCATGTCCATATATGTGTTTTTCTTTACATTGAATTGATGCTGAACCACCCATACCACCAGCACAACCTTTTGGGTCGCCTAGTAATTCAAGTACAAGTTCATCCATATTACCACCAAAAGACAAGTAGGTAGAATGACCTCGATGTTGTATGAAGATTTGTTTTTCTATTTCTTCAAAGAGGGTTGCTAGAGTAGCAGAGATATACTCTTGGCCAGCAGAAAGATAAACAGGTATTGTTACTGTTTTATTTTGAACTTGACGAAAAACTTCTTTTTCAAATTCACGGTTTATACATGCCTTCTTATGAATTTCTAGAAGTTTGTCCATTTTTCACCATATCAATAGCAGTTCTCAACCAAGGTCCCATGAAGTCGTAATGAGGTGATGTAACTATATTACTATCAATCACAACTGGTTCAGGAGAATAGATAGCACCAGCATTTGTTACATCATCTTCCATTGCATAGTATGCAGAAATTTTTCTGTCTTTAACAACTTTAGCAGATATTAAAAGTTGAGCACCAGAACATGTACATGCAATTACTTTCCCCATTGCATTCCATTGACTAATAAATTCAATAACATTTTTTTCTTGACGAAGTTTTTCCATGGCTTTGACACCACCTGGAAGAACTAATAAATCATATTCAGTCAACAAATTTTCATTTAATTCTTTAGTTGTATAATCTGAATTCATATTAGTGCCAAGAATTCCATAAATTCTACCAATCGCATGTGACATAATATCTACTTCACCTTCTTCTGTCAAACGATAGTAGGGGTAAACAACTTCATGGTCTTGAAACTTATCATAAGTTATAATCAAAGACTTCATAATTAATCTCCCAACAACTTTCTTTTCAATTTAATTTTTTTAGTTTCATTTAATTCGTCAACTGCCTTTTGTCCAAATTTATCTTTCATCAACTGCAAATATTTTGGACTTGAATGGTATATGTCCCATGCTTTATCACGAAATGCCAGTATTTCGGCAGCAGATAGATTAGCATTTGGTAAGTTCATAGTTTCATATGAGTGTTGACTATAACCAGCATACGTGTCGGGCAGCTGCAAATTAAATAATCGTGCTTGATTGTGCAGTGGACTGCCAGGATAAGCCATAGCAGAATACATGTTCGACATCTCTGTTGGATTCTCTAATGCAAAATCTAAAGTTGCTTGCATTGTTTCATGTGTATCATATGGTAAACCAAAGATATAATTACCACCAACATTAATACCAGCATCACGAATCATATTAATTAGGTCAAGAACTTTTACTTCTTGAAATCCATCTTTGTGTATTTCTTTACGAAGTTCATTGTTTGGATTCTCAATGCCTAACCCTAACCATTTTACACCAGCCTTTGCTAACTTGTCAAGATATTTTGGTTTACATGTATCAACCCGTGAGTATGCCCATATGTTGAAGTCATATCCACGTTCGATAATCAAATCGCAGATTGCTTCAAAATGTCTTGGATTCAAAACAAACAACTCATCTGCAATTTTGATGTTGCGAACACCTTGTGATGCAATGTAATCAAATTGTTTGATAATAAACTCAGGCGACCACCAACGAAACACATTACTGTCAGCAGAAGAAACGTCAGCACCTTGTTTTGTTCGATTAATAATATTAATCATACAGAATGAACAACGATACGGACATCCAAGACTCGTATATAAGGCAGCAAATGGTTGTTTCTCTGTGTTATTACTCCATGAATGCCAACCCGCTGTACGATACTTATCTAATGATGGTAATAAATCCCATGCCATACCAGGCAAATCGATTTCCAATCTATCTTTTGAAACGATTTCAGACGACTGATTCATAATGATATGACCATCTGATGCTCTGAAACAAAGACCTTTTACTTTTTGTAATTCAGTATCGTCAAATCGTGAGATGCTCAACAAATCACGAATGGTATACACACCTTCATTCTGACATACTGCATCAATGAAAAGTTCTTTGCGTAGTGTCTCATCAGGCAATGCTGCTACATGACCACCAACAAAAAGAATAAAAGTATCTGGTGCCAGATTACGAAGTTCTCTAGCAGTTGCCGTAGCACCTTCCATATTCTGAGAAGATGCTGATGGTTGTTGACCGTACACAACAAAACATACAACTTTTGCTTTATAGTCTGTTATACGTTTTGCTGCGGAAATATAATCTAGTTGCTCCGCTTCAGCATCAAGTATTTCAGGTTTAAACCCAACTGCTCTCATACTGTTTGCCAACATTGCCGCCCATATAGGCGGTTCTATTGCAGCATTTTTGTTTGCTAATCCTTGATAGATTTTTTCTGATGCGTTTGGGTGTACAAATAATATGTCAATCATATAGGTTTACCTTCGACAATATGAATCATTGTGGTTCCATCTTCTATATCAAATGCTGTTGCCAGTCGATGTAATGTTTTGCCATCTATTACATCACCAGGCCAAACTACTTTTTGTTTTTTATCCGTCACAATACCACCTTTTGTAATCACAAATATATCTCTTTCTTCTTTATCTAAAATTTGTTCTTTGTATTTTACTTTCAGATGTGAGATGTTACAACCATTTTTGTAAAACTGATGTGGTATCATCTCTGCTTCTGGTATCCACAAACAATATTCATCTTTTTCTGTATGAAAATTTTCACCTTCATATTCAGTTCCAGCACGGCCGTATGCATCTTCAAGACGAACCAAATCGTGTTTATCTTCTGGTGTTTCTATCTCCAGAATAAATGAATCTGTCACTGCTTTTGTTGAATGGAAACGTGAACGAAAGATGTGTATCTTATCTAGACCTTCAAGTATCACTGAGTTTCTGAGAAAAGAAAGTTTTGCTTTGCCTTTAAGAACAACAAATCCTGTGTTCTTATTTGGATGACAATGCATAGAAGTTTCTTTGTCTTTTTCTATGTGTAAGTACCATATGGCAACTTCTTCATTACGATAACAAAGATATTCTTTGCCCCAAGGCTTCTTCACGATAACATTATTATAATCCATAATTAGTGTAGTTTTTTGTTTTTTACTTCCTGAATGTGTTGTAACAACTCTTGCATCATTTCTTCTTGCTGCTGTTCTTCATCATCATCTTTATCTTGTTCATCTAACAAATCTTCAAGCAACTTGTCAGAGTCAGCCATATCATTGACTGTGCGTTCAACTAATCTGTCATAATATCTTATCATTGCTTCTTTAGGTTCAATAACAGTGACGATATCAGATGTATATACCAGTGCAGAGTTTTCTTTTATCAGTTCAACGGGCAACCAAGGCATCATCATCATTACAGTTTGACCTGTAGGCATACGACGAAACACTAGACGCATTGGGTCATTGAGTTGTATTTGTTCCGAATCTTCCTGCTCAAACATAGAAGCCATGATATCTTCACCAGATTGCATTCTTATAAGTTTTACGTTATGCATTCTTGACCTCTATATTGTAAAATTTATACTTAAACTTTTCTTCATCGTATATTTTAACACGTTCTTGAAGATGTTGCAACGTGTAATTGACATGTTTGCCTATACGGAAATCATCGGCAATATCATATAAGACTGCTTCGGTTTTATTTTCTCCGATTCGTAATCCTCTTCCGATTGATTGTAGATTACGTACCCTAGACTTAGATGGTGATGCAAAGACAACATTGTGGAGATTACGAATGTTGATACCAGTGCTGAATGTACCATAAGAAGCAACAATAATCGCATCATTTTGTTTCTCCGTTATTGCACGGACTTGTTCACGGACTTCCACATCTGTTCCACCATACACAAAAAAAACATGCCTGTTACCAGCTTTTTCTTGAATGAGTTTGTAAAGTTGTTTGCCATGTTTCTCTACCAGATTGAATAATATAAGTGAGTTGCCTTCTAGTGACAATGCTAGATTGCGAATGAATTCATTTCGTGCCCTACTACTGACTATGTAGTCTATCTCAGATTGATAGTCCCAATTGCGTGACATCTTACAAATATCATCTGGATGCTTCAACACTAAACACTTGATACGAAAATCTGCAAGTTGTTTGTTCTCAATAAGTTTGGATGTGGTAGTAGATTGATATACGGGACCGAACAAACCCTCCAACACTAACTTATGTGTTTGTGTACCGTCAACTGTACCAGTGCAACCAATGCGATAAGAAGCATTCTTCAGACCAGTCATGATAGTAGTCAATGACTTTGCTTTGAACTGATGTGCTTCATCACCTAAAACAAAATCAAACTGCTCAAAGTATTCTGGTGGATTCTTGTAGATAGATTGCCAAGTAGTGATGGTCAAAAACTTATCTGTATGCTTGTCTTTTCCCGAATACTGTCGATGGGCATACTCTGCGGCATCATATCCATATGATATAAAATCAGCAAACATTTGCTCAACAAGAGAAGTTGTAGGAACAATTAGCAGTCCTTTCTTGTAACCTTTATGTTGTAGATATCTAAGAATAAGATATTGAATCAATGACTTACCAGAACCAGTAGGCGATAGTAACAACATTCGCCTGTTTCTGACGGCAGTAATGAATGCTTTAGCTTGATAATCATAGACACCTGATGTTATAATGCTCTTGTCTAGATTCAAGTCATCAATAAAGGCTTTAGCCTCTGTTACTGAAAAGTTCTCTGTAACATTCACCGGTGAATCAATTGCAAGTTTGTATCCTCTCTCATCACAAAACTTTTGAATGTACGGTACAAGACCATGATAGATTGTATATGTACGTAAATCAGCAAGCCTTATCTTGCCATCCCAAAGTTTGTTTTTGTATGCAGGCATGAACTGATAACCTGGCACGAAGAATGTAAAGTAATCAGCAAGTTCTTGTGCAACACTTTTTTCACAATCAAACTTAATGAATGCCTCATTCTGTTTATAGAGAACAATATCAAACACCTTGAATAAACTTTTCCCAATCTATGAATGAACGCAACTCCCACGTTCTGTTATTTAATTCTTTGAGTATTGCTTGGCAGACTTCTACAATCTCTTCATGTAGAAGTTTTCTTGCAAGATACTTGTTGACATCTTCATCTGCTTCTAAGTATGTATTGATTTCTGATTTGAGGGTATAAGGAAATGGTTGCCATCCATATTTTGCTAAATCATCTTCATCTAGTTTACCTGTATAGTATTCCCATTTTA